GGGGCCGGGGCCGCCCGTGCTCGTCATCTTCATCCACGTGACACCGTTGTACAGATACCCGCCATCGGTTTCGCTGCACGCGATGAGGTACTGCGCGCCACCGGCCGCCGTGAACATGGCCCACGACATGGTGCCGGCGTTGGTGGTGCCGCTCAGTGCGATGACCGGCGCGGAAGCCGCGAGGTTGCCGCCGCCCTCGATGTAGTAAATCCCCTGGTCGGTCGCGGCGAATAGCTGCGAGCTTGCAAGCGGGTTGGCAATCGCATTCGACGGCGTGCCGTTGTACGCCATGATCGTGCGGATTTGGTGGGTCGCGTCGCCCCCGATGTTGGTGGCGTATTCGTACCACCCGCCGCGAACCTGCAAGCCGAGGTCTTGGGCAATCCAGTTGTCCAACTCGATGGCGTCGGACGGCGGCATGTCCGCAACTTGGCCCGTGGTGTTCAGGCCCGAAGTCGGCGGGGGAACCGTGAGCGTGGAATGCACCACGCGTTGAGGCATGCGCTTTCCCATCGCGTCACGTCCCGTAGCCCGTATCGGGCGCGTTAAATTGCGTCGAAATCAGCGGGTACGTATCCGACAGCGCGGCCTGCAATACGGGCGCGTCGCTGTCGGCGTTCAACGCCTGTTCCAACAGCTCGTCGTAATCGGCCTGCGCCACCGTGGTGTCGAATCCCTTCGCACCGAGAAAATCGAGCTTCAGGCCAGCGGTCAACAGCTCGGCGTCGAACAACAACACGTTGTCGTCGGCGCTGATCGCGTCGGAATACGTGGCGGGGCTTCCCGCCGTCATGACCCAGCCGCGCGAGCTGTAATCGATGACGAGGTTTTGAGGCGTCGAGAACGTGTTGTAAATCTCGAATACGCCCCCGCGCGTCCGGTAAATCACGCTGATGGTGGACGAGCCCAGGTTGCGCGCCTTCAGGCACTGCCACTGCGGATCGGTGGCGGGCCCGAGCATGGGCAACCGGCTGGTGAAGTTCCACCCGGTCAGGTCTTCGAACGAATCCCAATCGGCGGGAAGCGTGTAGGTCGTCAACGCGGGGTCGGTCGTGAAACTCCACGTTTTGCGCAGCGCTTCCCAACGATTCGTCCCGGTGGGCTTGCACAACCGGCGCCCACGCGACTGCAACAGGCGGATGCACTGCTGCGCGGTCGTGTTCGAACCATCCGAATACGCAGCGGTCGGAACGGGCAGGCCCATTTGACCGAGTGCGTTTTGGATGATGTCCAAAACGGTGGCTTGCCGGTTGTATGCGGCCATGGCGTTAAGCCTTCATGCCCTGGCCGGATGCCAACAGCTTTTCGATGCGGGCCGCTTGATCGCGCACCACTTCCTCTAGGCTTGCAATCCGGTTGCTTTGGTCGGACATGACCTTGGCTTGCTTGGCGGCCTCGGCCGCGCTCTTGGTCTTGCCAAGCCACACGGCCGCGTGCGCCTTGAGCTTCACCATGCCGGGCACCTTCGCCACGATATCGTCGCGAACCTCGGCGAGCTGTTCAACCGTTTGAATGCCCAGGTACTTGAATTCCTCGCACTGGCCGCGCGTGAGAAACGGCCATTCGTTGAGGCGCGTTCCGCTGACCTGATCGTCCTCGCTCATGCCCTGCTTAAACATGGCGTACTGCTTGGCAAAACGGCGCTTGTCGTTGTCGCGCGCCGGCCGGTCAACAACGTTGTTCTTGTCGCCGGGGACGATGATGCGAACGCACTCCACGTCATCGATGATGGGTCGCCCCGCTTCAATCGACTTGTCCTCGTTTTTCATGGTGCCCATGTAGAACACCACGAACAGGGTTTCGTCGCCTGCGTCGGGTCGCGTGAACAGTGCCGGGTCGCCGTCGTAACTTTCCATTTTGGTTTTCTCCAAGGTGGGAGGGCCCGCCAAGACACGCTAGAAAGAGTGCAATTCGACCCAGCGCGGTGACGCCCCAGCGGGCCCAAAAATCAGGGCGCCACGGCCCAAGTCGAGTCACCGGCAACCATCGTTCGGCCGCTGCGGTTCAGGTAGCCGCCGGACACGGCCGCGCCATTGGCGACGCTGCCGGCCGCCGTGAGGTAACGCGTGCCCTTGTTCGTGCCGAAGGCGGCGCCCAGCATCGCGGCGCGCGAGTCGTAACCTACCGTCACGACAAGCGCGCCGAGGGTGCCGCCGCCAGGGCCCGAGGTGCCGTCATTCACGTTCACGGCGTTTGCAACCGTGAACGTCGGCGCGCCCGTAAAGCCCGAGCCCGGACGCTTCACGCTCGCGGCGGTGATTGCGCCGCCCGAAATCGTGAACAGCAGCGACGCAGCGCCGGCACCCTGGCCGCCGCTGGCGTTGCTTTCAACTTTGTAGTTGCCGTCCGTGTAGCCCGAGCCGGCCGTGATCGTCACGGGTTCCTGCACGATTTGGCCGGTGTTCGACGCGCTCGTGGCAAGCGTGCCGTCCCCGATGTGCGGGGCCACAAAGTCCGCCGCCGTCGCGGTGAAATTCAGGCCGACGATGGGGCCGCTTTGATTCGAACCCACGCCAATGCCGGTGCTCGCGCCGCCAGTGGCGTTACCGCCCTGCCACGTGTTCAACGCGCCATCGGTTTGATAAGTCGCGGTCATGCTTGATCCTTCGCAGGTTCAGGCGACACCGGGGTGTCGCGCTTGAAGTGGTAATGCAGGGGGTGCGACGGGTCTTCCATCGGCGTGTCCCACTTCGGGGGCACCACGGGCACGGCCTGCGCCTCAAATGGTTCCGGCGCCACGTCGGGCGCCGGTTCGGTTCCCGGCGCCAGGTCAGCGGCCTCGGGTAGGGGTTCGAGCGGTTCGGGGTCGGTCATCGCGTACTCCAAAAAGTCCCGAGGCGAACCCCGGGCGAAGGCAACCGCGCGAGGGCTTGCGCCCCCGCGATCCGGCGTTGGGTTACGGCGAAATGAGGCGGCCTTGGAACTGCGGGCCCGCGCTGGTCATGTTCCCGGCCCAGGCCAGGATTTGGACTTCCGCGTCCTGGTTGATCGCGTAGCGGCGATTGGGCGCGAGCGGCACCATGTTGCGATCCGCGTGGGGACGGAAAAAGATGTATTTCGAGTTCAGGAAATACGCGGTTTTCGTCACGGCAAAGCCACCGATACCGCCGTCCAACACAACGTCGGCGTCCATGTACTTGATCGTCGGGAAGCCGAGCGCGGCCGTCGTGGTGCCGGTGAAACGCTGTTGCGCCTGAAGCGACGCCATGTACGTTGACCACATGAAGTTATCCACGACGATGAGGTCAGGGCGATCCATGCCGCGAATCAGGCTGGCCCACATGCTGTTGAACGCGGCTTGAATCGTCGCGCTGGTCAGCGCCGAGCCGGCCGTGGTGGACTTCGAACGCCAGAACGACCACGTAGCGCGGTCGATACCGCCGTAAACGCCCGTTGCCGGGTTGATCGGCACTGCGGCGTCAAGGCCGATGATTTGCTTTCCGCCTGCGCCCGTGCCGTCGCTGTACACGCCCGCCGCGAGCAGGTTCATCATCGTGGACTCGGCCACCTTGATGCGGCCTTCGAGCAGGTCGATAAACTGCTGCTTGCCGGCGTTGCGCAGTTGGTCGAGGCCCGAAATGATGACGGGGCAAGCGGCCTGCTTGAAGTCGAATTGCGCCGCCGAAATCACGTCCTGCGCTGCCACCGGCAGGAGGTCGTATCCCGAATACCAACCGACGTTGCCGTTTTCGGCGAAGCTGATTTCTTCGAAGATCAGCGAGCCGCCCGACACGGTGCGGATGTTGCCGCGCTCGTTCAGGCGCGAAAGAAGGGCGTTGTTCTTGGTGACGTTATCGGCGAGCGTGCGCGAACGCGCTTCAATGGTGGTCGCAACGATATCGGTGACGTTCGGAAAAGCCATGATGAGGGCTCCAAAAAAGTGTGGTTTGAATCACGACCGTTTGGAGATGGCCCGAGGGTTCATCCGCGCCGGTCTAGTGGCGCTTGCGAACCGGATGGGCCGTGGCTTCCGGGGCGGGTTCAGTCGTCGACCGAATCCATTGCGGCTTCGATGGCTGCACGCACCGAGTCACCCTTGGGAATCGTGGCCCCGTGTGGGGTCGATTCGCTCTTGAGACTCTGCGCCGCGCGCTTTGCCCGGAGTACCGCCGCGCGATTGGTGCCCGTGTTCTGGGTGGTCGCGCGTTGTTGCAGGATTGTGCTCACGCCGTCATGCATTTGGCAAGCGCGTTGATAGACCTTTTCGAGGTCAACCGGAATACCTTGGCGGGTTTGCACCTCCACGAGGTCGGCCATGATGCCGGCCACGTCGCCGTAAAACTCATGCCCTGCGGCGAACTGCTGCAAGCCCTGTTGGATCGCCTGTTGTTCGAACTGCTGGGCCTGCTGGGCTTGCTGCTGCTGCATCGCCAACAGTTGATCCACGCGCGGGTCGTGGAACTGCTGCACCTGTTGGCCGGGTTGGGCCATGCCTTGGGGCTGTTGGCCTGCCAACACCTGATCCAACATCGGCAGGTCAATTCCGAAGTTGCGGATGATGCCGGCCACGATATCGACCTTGGCCGCAGGCGTGCCCACGCGCAGTTGCGCGGCCGTCCTCATCATGTTGTCCACGGCCGCGAGCGGGTTCGAGTTCTCCGCGCGGATGAACATTTCGTAAGGCTGCATGAGCCGTTCGAAGGCATCCACGAATTGGCGTTGCGCGGCGCTTTGCTGCAACACCCGGCCGGCCTCGCTTTCGCGGCGGTGAATCTCGGCCTTGATTTCAGGATCGATGCCGGCCCACTTTTCGCGCGCTTGCGGCGTCCACGATGCGGGCGCTTTCAGGTCGGTGACGGGCGCGGGGGCGTTGGCCTGTTGTGCGCCGGGCTGCTGGGCCGCCTGCGGCGCCTGCTGCTGGCCCTGGCCCTGGTCGAGCACCTGTTGCGCGGGTGCGGCGGGCGCCGGGGTCGCGGTCTTGGGCGCGAACCGGCCTTGATCGTCGCGCGCG